AAGAACTTGCGATCTTACCCATAGGAGTATCTAGAAGTTGTGCTTTACCTCTAAAATTATTTCCTTCACAAGTAAGAGAAACAATTTTATGAGAAACGCGATCTAGATTTACAGTTGGGCCATCGGGGTGTCCAAGTTCTCCAAGAGCACGACCTTTTGCAATAAAGTTTTCATCGTATCTCTTCACCTCACGGGAAAGAGTTTCCATAGGATACATTCTTCCATTACGGTTGCAAATATTTCCCTGAAGAAAAACACCTTCGATGTACATCTTTTTGGATGGACCTTTACCTTCAGAAATAAATTTAACTTCTGATACCTCTTCTGTGATGAGTTTCATTTCCTTATGCGTCTCCAGAAATTTGTACTTGTTGGATATAAACGTTTCCAGCAGATCCAGCAATCGCTGAAAGTCTTAGTGATTTTCTAAGATCGGCAGTTTCTGTAAATGCCGTAGCAATACCAGATGTATTTGTTCCGATTCCAATCTTTGTGGAATAACTACCATTCACTGATGCTGAAGTTTGTACAGATACAACAGGACAGTGTGAGAAATTGTAATATGTCTGAGTATCTGCAGTTAGAGTTACATAATCATTTACCTCAAAAGGAGAACCAGTTCCTTCTGGGAATGTAATAGTTGTGGTAGTTCCAGTCTCAATTCCTGCAACTCTTTGAGAAGCAACTGTTAATGCTAATGTTTGTGAAGTACCAGAAACAACAAGATAATCAGAATGAGTTGCTGTTGGTTCTGTACCAATTGCAACAAATGCATTTGCTCCAGTGGCAGTTACTCTCAAAGCATTTGACTGAACTGAAAATGCGGTTGATTTTGCTGCTGTAGCACCAGTAACAAAAGATGTGCTTAATCCAACTGGTCTATGTGCCATTATTCTTGTTCCTCTTCAGAGTAATCTTCTTCATCATTTTCATCAACTTCAATTTCTTCACCTTCTTCATATTCTGCTTCTTGCTCACCAAACATTGATTGCCCAACGATAGGTCTTGCAAGATCAATTCTTTCTGCAGATTTTGCATAAAGAATCTCTTTAATTTTGTCACTAACATCTGATGCAGCAGAACCTGTTGCAATCAAATCGATAATATCTTCCATAAAAATTAAATATAGGTCTATGTTTTATTTATATCTCTGCTTTTTTAGTATCTTTTTTCAGACCAGCATCAAATTCTGCTGCTTGTGCTTCCAAGTCGGGTTCGGTTGGAACTTCTCCCATATCAGACGTTGGGTTCTGACCTAAATCACCTGCTCCCATTTCTTGACCTTCTGGTGGAAGTGCTTCTCCAGTAATTGGATCAACTGCCTTTGGATCAGGAATAATTCCTTTTTTAATTTCATCCTGAATTTGAATATCAATTTCGTTAATCTCAGTATCAGTTTGGCGAAGAATTCTTTTACGAACATATTCGGTAGAGAAATATTTACCAATATATGGTTCGATAGTTGCAAGTGTTCCCAATCTATTATTAACTAGTTCAGACTCTTTAAGTTCTGCAAACTGATTATCATATAAGAAATCATACTGAATATGATCACTCATCACATTCCAGTCTTCTGGGCTAACAATATTCTTAAGAATTAATTGTGTTCTTAGAATATCATTAAAGAGATTAGCAAAACGTTTTCTTAAACGACCGACAAACTTGGCAAATTTAAGTTCATCACGAAGAATTTCGGAAGAACGACCAAGATTAAATCCACCATCGGAAGCAATCCTTGATTCTGGAACTCCAAGTGCTCTATATAATTTTTTCTGGAAATATTCGATATCTGCAAGTTCTCCAAGATTTTGACCGCCTGGAAGAGTTGTAATTTCTGTGCCACGCCCACCTTCTCTTCTTGGAAGCCAGAAGTCTTCCATCATACTCATAAATTTGCGATCATCACGAACTTCACCAGTTGCAGCATCATAAACAAGTTTGTTACGATAACGCATCATAACATCTTTAAGATATTGCTCTGCTTTTACCTTAGGTAAATTTCCAACATCGATATAGAAAATTCTTCTTTCTGGGGCACGAGAAAGTCTATAAATGACGAGTGAATCCTCAATCATTCTCAATTGATTGAGTGACTTAATTGCTTTATGGAGATATGAAAGAACAGTATTTTTATTTCTATCAAGTAATCCAGAAGTGCAATATGCTATAGAATCTTTTGCGATTTTAACAGATCCCTTACTTCCACCTGCAGATCCGCCACCAAAAGTTCCACTTGCATAGTTGTTTCCACCTTTAGAGTAAATAAAGAATTCCTCAATTTCTGGATTATCTACCGCCTCCTTTTGAGTATTTAAAACTTGTGAAATGCGATTATCTTTTTTCTTTTCTTGACGAACGTATTTAATTTTTAAAGGATCGACGTATCTTAATTCTTGAATACCCGATTTTGGATCTTTTACATCAATAACTTTGATATAGTAAAGACGTCCGTCAACATACCAATTTCTAAAAATTTCATGACACTTCTTATCAAAGTCAAGCATTTCTTTAATATGCTTAAACTCTTCTCTGATTTTTTCTTTTAACTTTTCGCTTGCATTAAGATTTGATAACTCAATTTCTACAGGTGAGTCATACAAATCACTTACAAGTGCTTCATTTACAACATCTTCAATGGCATTATCACATTCTGGGTGTAATGCCATTTCACGATATCTTCTAATTAAATCATACTCTGTTCGATAAACCCCTTCAAGATCAACGTACTGACCATAAAATCCACTTTGAATATAATAATCAGCCCCGTCCGCATTGTTGGCTGGAACGGGGGATATTACACTGTTGGATTTATTTTGACTATCATCAATCGAAAAACCAAAAAGTTTTGCCATCTTATAAGTTGAGTAACTACCGTATTCTCTATTTAGTTGATATCGACACCACCAGCATTAGGGCTATTACCTCTAATTCCTTCCCAATAGAGAATTTGGAATTCTACTGTAAACTCTTCAATTCCTTCTTGATCATATGAAAGATCAATAGCAGTAATGTTGGTTGGGAAAATATCATAGAAATGATATGCTCTCAGTGTTGATCCATCACGATCTAACTGATAAACAAACGCATCTGCTTGATAAAGTGCTGGATCCGTAACACCAGTGTTATCAGAAACTCTGTTAATCGTATTCATCCAGTTCTCAAAAGCTGAACGAATCGCAAAGTCAGTGTCGTTAATGATATTAACTGACCAACTTTCGAAAGTACGATCACCAGCAACATTAAGAGTTCTTCCTCTAAAAGCAATTGGAAGTGAAGCAACTGTTGATGCTGGAAGAGCAGCAGTCTTACATAAGAATCTTGCCTTATCAAGAACAACAGTGTCTGCAGGAGCGACCTCTGGGAAAGCGAGGACGACTTCGAAGAGGTTACTTCTAGCTCCACCACCTGTGAGCTTGCTCTTGAAGTCTGTGATTCTCCTTAATGGAGGTGGATTTAGTTGATTTCTAGTTGCCATAGTTTTTTAACCTCTGGATTAATTAAACGTTTCCAACTACTTCTTCAAACGCAACACCAGTTCTGGTGGCAACAAATGTAAGACCAATGAAGTTAATTGATCTGGTAGGTTTAATGTAGATATCAGCCACGAATTCATTATTATCTATCACGGCAGCAGTGTTATTTGTTTCATCGCAAACAACAACGTAATCAAAGATTCCTCTCTTAGCCTGAACATCACGAAGGAATGGTTCAATGATATTTACAAAGTTGGTTCTTGTAATTTCATCATTGAATTCGAAGAGTTGATCTTTTGCTGCCTGAGAAATTGCATTCTCAAGATAGATAAACAAACGACGAACATTGATTCTATCGAATGCTGAAGATCTTGCAAGAGCTGTCTTATCACCAAATAATATAATTCCAGATCCTGGTAAGAATACCACAGGATTAATTCTATTTGTATAAAGTCTATCTCTTTGAGATCTGGATGGATTGTATGCTAGTTTAACAGCGTTTAAAATTGAACCTCTTGCAGTTCCAGCAGGTGAGAACCATGGGAAGTTGGTGATATCGTTTCTTGCACAAGTTCCAGCAATGTCCCCATTTAGTGGAACATATCTAAAGGTGTTATTAAATCTGTCAAACATATACTTATAACCAGAATCAAAGATTGCATAAGATGATGAGGTTAAAGGTGCATAGAAACTAATCACATTATTTGTAATATCTTCATCAGAGTTAATAGTTGTAGCAGTCTGTGATGAAGTGTCGGTTAAAGCAGCTCCTCTATAAGGTGAAATGAATGCAACTGCATCCTTTCTCGCCTCAGCAACAGCAATGCACTTATTTGCAATTGCCTGTGCTCTTTCCTTATCATACGATCCACATCCCATAAGAATGAAATCAACACTATAATTTTCAGTATTCTCAAATAAACTTAAACCAGCTGTGATATTAGTAAGACTAGATTCTAATGCGCCAGTAGTAGTTAATCCACTTTGACCATTATAATTTAAACCACCAAGAAGGGCTAAAGTGCTATTTCCGTGAGCACCAAACTTAACTGCAGATGCGTTCTGATCCCAGTTAATATCATTTTCTAAGGTAAAGGTAAGTCCGATGCTAACTGGTTCGAATGAAGTTGTTGTAATACCACCAATTGCATTATGTGGTTGAGATCCAGCAAAGAGATACTCAGAATTTGTTTCAAGATACTTTCTCCAATAAGAAGGGCTTCCACTTGAGTACTCAGCATCTTTTGCTTTCGAAAGTGCTAAATGCTTCTCAAGAATTGTTCCTGCATTTCCAGTAATCTCACCTTTATCATCGATTACAAGAATATGAAGTTCATCGAATCTACCACCTCTTGATGCAGAATACTCAGATGTCTGAGGTCTTTCAGCAAGTCCATTCCAAGCAAGTGTAGTTCCATTTGATAGTGAGATCGATTGTGATCCAAACCAGTCAATAACGGAAGAAGAAGTTGTGGTTGCAACACTTACACCTGCTTCACTACTGATACCAATTTGAGTTCCAGATATAAATCTGTAAACACCAGATTCCTGATAGTCAACATCAGTTTGTGTACCACCAGCAGTTACGTGTGAAAGTAACTTCACCCCTAAAGCGTTTGCACTAATTTCAGTGATAACTCCCTTTAGATATCCGTTTAAGACAACAGTAGAACCGACTCCAGGAAGCGTTGCTGAAATTGCCTGTGTAACTCCATATCCAACACGCATTATCGATGTAGTCGCAGAAGAAACAGATACAATTTGATCAGCAAGACTATCGATAACGGCAACTTTTAAATTGTTTGCCCAAGAACCAGGATTTTTTGCTGCGATGAAAAAGCTACTATTTGTGTTTTCATCGTATCCTAGTTGGACGTAATGCTCATTACTTTTAATTTTAACATTGGCACCAGAACCAACAAAAGCATTTTTTAGATCTGAATCATCAGATCTAACAACACTTAATTGTCCCCCATAAGCGAGGTAGGATGATGCTACCATCCAATGCTCGTAATGCTTATCTACGGAGTATGGCTTACCAAAAGTGTCTAATAATGCTTGCTCTGTTGTGATGACAGTTGGAAGATCAACTGGTCCTTGTGCAAAAGGCGCAACAATAGCGGCATTCTTGTCAGTTACTGAATCTACTCTACCTGCGGTTAAGTCAACTTCTCTAACAATGATTCCAGGAGATGCTAAATTTAGCGGCATCTTAATTCCCCTCGCAAATCCAAATTACCTAGAAATATTTATTAAAAAGGTTACTTTCATTGGGGAAACGATGCGTGAACATTCACCAATCAGGATATTGCCATTCTGACACCATTTTTTTATTTTTTCTTCTATTACTAATTCTTTTTACAGTACAATATTTACATTCATAAGAATATGCTGAAGGAAAAGCACCCTTATTTTTTCGAGTCAGATAAAAGTCATTCATTAAATTTTTGACCCTACCACAAACTCTACATTTTCTCTCAAAAAATAATATATGCTCTAACTCAATTTGATCATCAAAATTAAATTCCATTATCTATAATCCCACATATAAGAACGATCACCATATTCATCCATATTCCATACTTCTAACTGATTATCATTTTTTCCAGCTCTCATCCATCTATCTCCCGTTGTTTTCTCTACAAATACTTCATCATCTAATCCATCCATAATAAATCCAAATGGTGCCATATCTTGTTCAATTTGATTTTTTTGCTCCTCATAAATTCTCTTACGAACATCATTATCCGTCATTTCTTTAAAGTATTGTTGAGCAACTAACCAAGAAAAAATAACAAGACACATTGCCAAGTCATCATTGCAACCTTCTTCTGCCATAAAACTATTATAGCGTTGAGTAAACGTAGTTAGTTCACTAATGATATCATAATCATTAACAATAAGTTTATCATCTTCGATTAGAGTTCTTAAATTAGAGCATCCCAACTTTTTAACCGCTGATGTCATACGAACACCTAATTGAGATTTCTTACCACTAAATCCAGAACCAACTAGTTGCCCAGCACGACCTCTCATAGCACACATTAAAACATTATCATATTCCAAATCAAAATGTAAAATATTTGCTACTTGATCTCCAATGTCATTAACCTCAATTAAAACCCAAGATTCATTATATGCTTTTGCAATCTGATGAATGATAGATGGGAAAAGCATTGGTTTAATTTCATTATTCTTATACTTTGCGACTGCCCTATATGGAAAATTGGTAATGTCAAAAACTATGAATGCTGAGTAATCACTACCGACTCCGCGAGCAACGTCAACTGTAATAAGATAATTATGATCCTCAATTGGATTGAGATAAACATCAAGACCTTTATTTCTTCTTATTGGGTCATCATAAACTAAAGTTCGGAGTTTGGCTGGATTAATTAATGTATCAACAGATCCAAGAAACTCACACTCAAACTCAACACGGAATTGTTGTTCCGATGTGTTTGCAATGGTTTGTGCTTTCCATTTATCATCTCTTCCTGGTACTTCCGACCAGTGAACTTCCGTTGGTACATATTCATTCTTATCTCTTTCCGCATCGTGCCACATACGGTAAAAATGATTCATACCACGTGGCGTGGAAACTATGATGACTTTTGTGCTTTGACCAGAAGAAATAGTAGGATAAACAGAGGCAAAGAAGTCGTCAGCAATGTGATTCGGGATGAAAGCGAACTCGTCCAAAAAGATGATATTATACGATCCGCCTCGAACAGCAGACGAAGATGTAGAGTTTGCTGAAATTTTGGATCCATTTTCTAGTTCTAAAGAACCTTTATTCCAAGATAGAATACCCTGTTGCATCCACTTTGGCAAGTTTTCATAAGCAAGTTGTAATCTTTGAAGAAGATCTCTTGCCGTAGATGCTTTGTTCGCCAATATAGCTATATTAACGTTGTCGTTAAAGATGGCATAATGTAACAAATATGAAACACAAGTTGTAGATTTGCCCGTCTGACGAGGCATCTTACAGATGTTAAATCTATGATTGTGGAAATTTTTGATTAACTTCTCTTGAAATGGATACATATTAAACGGTTGTAATCCATGATCAAGAGTTACGATTTTAATATAATTTCTTGCAAAGTATCCAGGATCATTTTTACACTTTACAAATTCTAAAATATTTTCTTCCGTAAACTCAATAGGTGTGTTTGCTCTTTTGAGCAGAGGATTACCCAAATAAACATCATTAGACATATTGATACCCCCTTTCTGGACCCCAGTGCTTCATAAAGATTTCATTTGACCATTTCTGTGATTGTCTCTTGTGTTTTAAAATAAAGTTTTACATAACACTTTGCAATATTTTTCATATATTCTAGATCCTCACAAGAATCAATTTCACGTGAGATTTTTGCATACTCAAAGTTTTTGGTGAGATTATCTAGAGAAATCTCGTCGGGATCTAATTTCATCAGTTACAATTCCAACGACGTAGTGCTTTATTTATCCTGCTATCAGGATCCCTTGCTGTTTCAGCAGAAGTTAACTTAGACTTCATACCTTTCATTCTACTACAAAAATTAGAGCGACGCTTTGCTCTTTTTCCAGTTGGTTTCTTTTCTGTTACTGCTGTCTGAAGTTTAGAACCTGGATTCTCACGACGATATGCATTAACCGCTTTTTGACTTAATCCATCAGTTTTATCTTTGCGATTAACTTTTTGCCAATCTTCCAGTAATTCTGGCATCTGGAGTTCAGATCTCCAATTAGAGAATCCTTCTTTCTTTACACAGTTTGGATATCTTTTTCCAAACATTGTCTTCATTCCTTTTTTCTTATAACCAGGCCAGCACTTTTCATCAAGAACTTCACCTTCTGGTTCATATGAATTATTTAAAGCACGACGATCTTGCCTTACTCTCATAATATCATCTCTACTGAAAGCACCTCTAGTCCAAGGATCATCATCTATTGCTTTTTGAGCTTGAGATCTAGTTGCTGGAGTAGATGGTGATGGAGGTTTTGGAGCATCACTATACCCACCATATTTAACAGTTGAAGGTTTTGCTGTTGTTGGTTTATAAGTAACTTTTGCTCCACCACTTTTTAATGGTTTTACTGACCTTGATGCGGCAGATGCAGTAGATTTTGCAATTTGATTATCTACAGATCTGAGAATCGCTTTACCAACTGGTTTTGCAACTTTCATAATTCCTTTAGATGCAAGCCTTGCAAGTAATCCCACAAATTCATCAAGTTGTTCACCTTCTGGTTCATATGAATTGGTATTAAATTGGGGATTATCGGTTCCTTGATCAACACCCTTTGTAAACGTATCATTTACACGGGCACTACGTGCTGTATATCCCCCTAAACCTGTTAGCCTTTTTATCGTATCTCCCTTTACCCTTTTGATCTTGTCTTGTATATTTTTTATTGGGTTTTCAGATAGTTGTTCACCTTCTGTTGGAAAGAGATCATCTCTCCAATTAGAGAGCACATATGCCTCACTCTTGTTACCCCAGTTAGCAGCACCTACCTTACGGCATTTCACTAGTGCTCCAGAGGCATATGCAGAGGGCCAGACGCTATATCTTGACTTGACCTTATAGTAACAGGCATCCTTTGTGCCACTACCTTTACCCTTTCTGTCTGATTCTTCGTTCATTTCTCCACTGTCAACGTAATCTGCTGCTGTATCTATGTAGTCAGCGGCTTTTGTGATCTTTGATTGCACCCATGCTTCTACGTTTCCTTCACCCTTTGCCATTTTTTTTCTCAGTCTCTTGGCAGCACCAATTATTGTAGATAGTTCTGAACGAGCCATAGAATACTCGTGATCTCTTGTCTTTGACACTGTTGGGCACTCCTCATTTCCGTGACATGGGCAGTATGTGCCCTTTTTAGTGTGATTGCAAAGTTT